CCACTAATATGTTCTCGTTCAGAATAAGTGATGATTTTTTAGCTTCGTATAAGACAAAGACTCCTCCTTTTGGCTATAAAGATGCTGGCGGAAACTCAGTAGGTGAAATTACATTTCTTCGTACCTATTCGCGCCTAAAAGAAGACGGGACCAAAGAGACGTGGGTTGACGTATGTGAGAGAGTAATTAATGGAATGTACTCTTTACAGAAAGATCACTGCAAGAGAAATAGACTTCCATGGAATGATGCCAAGGCACAAGCTTCAGCTAAAGAGGCATTTGACCGTTTGTTTAACCTTAAGTGGACACCACCTGGAAGAGGACTTTGGGTTATGGGCACGCAGATTGTTAATGTACAGAGAAACTCAGCTGCACTACAAAACTGTGCGTTTGTTTCAACCGCAGAAATGAACAAATTAAATCCAGCAAAACCATTTGCATTTCTCATGGAGGCGTCAATGCTTGGCGTTGGTGTTGGGTTTGATGACAAAGGTGCAGATAAGGATTTTACAATCTATGAACCATCAAAACCTGTAGTCACTGAAGCGATAGAGGACAGCAGAGAGGGTTGGGTACAGTCAGTAACCAATCTAATTAACTGCTATCTTAAAGCTGATCAAAACCCAATTGAGTTTGACTACTCTCTTGTTCGTCCAGCTGGAACTCCAATTAAAACATTTGGTGGTACTGCATCTGGTCCTGGCCCGCTAATTAAGCTACACAAAGCAATCAACTCTTTATTTAAGGGCAGAGACGGACAGAAGCTCACTAGAAAAGATATAGCAGATATTGGTAACCTTATTGGAGTTTGCGTAGTGTCTGGAAATGTTAGAAGATCAGCAGAGCTTTTGATAGGAAGAATCGATGACGCAGACTTCTTGAACCTTAAAAACGCAGAAGTATTTCCTGAAAGAAATTCGTATGACTCTGAGAATCCTGGTTGGGGATGGATGTCAAACAATTCGGTTGAAACTTCTGTCGGCCAAGACCTTTCTCCAATTGTAGAGGGAATAGCTAGAAACGGAGAGCCAGGAGTAATTTGGCTTGACATGTCAAGAAAGTATGGCCGTTTGGCAGATGCCCCAAACAACAAAGACTGGCGTGTAGCTGGCTATAACCCATGCGCAGAACAGTCCCTAGAGTCCTATGAGTGTTGCACTCTAGTAGAGACATATCTTAATCGTCACGAAAACCTAGAAGATTATAAGCGTACTCTTAAGTTTGCTTATCTTTATGCAAAGACAGTAACTCTGCTTCCAACCCATTGGGAAGAGACAAATGCTATCATGCAACGCAACCGTAGAATTGGAACATCAATGTCTGGCGTTGCTAATTTTGCTGACAGCGTCGGTATGCCAGTGCTTCGTGAGTGGATGGACGAGGGTTATAAGACCGTTAAGAATTACGATACCGTATATTCAGAGTGGCTTGGTATTCGTGAGTCAATTAAGATGACTACCGTTAAGCCTTCAGGTACAGTTTCAATTCTTGCTGGTGAGTCACCTGGTGTTCACTGGACCCCTGGTGGAAAGTATTTTGACAGAGCAATTAGATTCTCTAACGATGACCCAATGCTTCCTTTGTTTAAGATGGCAAACTATCGTGTTGAGCCTGCATCTGAATCACCAGATACTACAAGTGTTGTATTCTTTCCAATTAAGTCAGACGCCAATAGATCTGAAAAAGAAGTGACTATTTTTGAGAAAATGGCTCTTGCAGCAGCAGCTCAAAGATACTGGTCTGATAACTCTGTTTCTGTTACAATTTCTTTCGACGCAGAAAAAGAAAAAGATTATATTGGTACAGTTCTTCACATGTATGATGGTCAGTTAAAGACTGTTTCCTTCCTTCCTGAGGGTAATATGACTTACCCCCAGATGCCATACACTCAGATTACTGAAGAAGAATATGAATCATATACTGGAAAGTTATTCCCAATTGATTTCTCTGGAGTCTATGCTGGGATGGCCTCAGATGCAATAGGTGAAAACTACTGCACTACAGATTCATGTGAAATTAAATTTATAAAGGAAAACAATAAGTAAACGATAAGTATGTCAGAATTTGAAGATGATGATATAGATAAAATGTTTGAAGAAATAATAGGGTCAGACGGACTAGAGGATATGAAGTCTCATGAAGTCGATGCTATTATTAACATAGAAAAAGTTTCCACAGAGATTCTCTTAAAGGAATTGAATTTTATAATTCAATCTCTATCTAGGGCTACTACTCATGTTTCCGAACTGGCTATTAGCTTTATGTCAATAGAGGATTATGCCCTAGATGATGATTTAAGAGATCTCTTGGGAACTATCTATAAGTTAACTGAAGATTTAGATGAATATATGGTAGAATTATTTATAGAAGAATCAGAGTTATTAGAAGAAGAAGATGAAGAAGATGAGTGATAATAATTTAGTTACAGTTTTAGATAACGGTTACGTACGCCTCGTTGACCATATGGGGTCTGATCTCTCTGTCGTTAATGCGGCAAGAGCTTCTTTTGCAAAAGAAAGTAAAGAGTTTTCTACTAGCGATGCTAGATTGATAGACTTTTTGGCCAGAGAAAATCATATGTCTCCATTTCGTCACGCCTTTATGACTTTTGAATTTAAGGCTCCATTGATGGTTGCACGACAGCATTGGAAATATGTTGTTGGTTCCGATCACACAATGGACTCTTGGAACGAGTCTTCTAGAAGATATGTGACAATGGAGCCAGAGTTTTATATACCAAAGTCTGATCAGTGGAGATTAGCTCCAGAAGATAAAAAACAAGGCTCTGCTGGACTGTCTGATCCTTTTACTGGAGCTGCTCTTTCTGAGCAATTGATTAGATATATAGAACAAGGTGAGGCATATTACAACCTGGCAATGGAGTCTGGAATTGCTCCAGAACAAGCAAGATTATTCCTTCCGGCATATGCTATGCATGTAGTTTACAGATGGTCATGCAGCCTTCAGTCAGCATGTCTTTTCTTAGTGCAGAGACTAGAAGAGCAGGCGCAAGAGGAAATTAGAGACTATGCAGAAGCAGTCCTTTTGCTTATAAAAGATTTGTATCCTGTGTCCATCAAGGCACTTGTTGGCAAGTACTCATATGCTTGATGTTTTATATATAATTCTATTTTCCATAGCCATTAATTGGATGATTAGCTTGTCTATTCTTTTTCAGGTTACTGAAGATAAGGCAATTAAGATAAGATCTGGTATACTGTTGTTCTTATCGGGAATTATTAGTGGGTGTTTGATTTACTTATTATGACTTACGGTGACTTAACAAGAAAAGATCTGCAATACATGCAGATGTGTTATAGTGCAGCTACAATCTTTTCTACATGTGGAAAGAAGAAATACGCTGCCATATTAGTAGACGAGTACGGTCACATTGTTGGCTTTGGCTATAATGGTGGTCCTAGTGGGTCAGTCCATTGTGAAGATGGAGGATGTCCTAGATACAAGGAAATGTCTCCTAGCGGATCTAACTACGACAATTGTATTTCTATTCATGCTGAAGCAAATGCCCTTTTGCATTCTGACTATAGCTCTAGACCAAGAAAGATATATGTCAACGGACCACCATGTCTTGGTTGCGCTAAGCTAATAGCAAATAGCACAATCACTGATGTTTATTATGTAACAGATAATGATTACACTAACTGGGATAACATAGAAACATTCCTTAATTCATGTAATATACAAACCCATAGGATAAAATAGTGGCTGCATCAAAAGTAAACTATATAGTTATTTACGCTGGACACAGTCAGGTGTATGGGTGCTCTTCAAAGAAGATAGCATTGGAATCTGCTCCTCCAGAAGGGTGTTCTTTATCTGATAAAAAGGTGTTATTTATAACATTTGAGCCTGATACAAATCAACTTTCAGTATATAAAGTCGATGATGATGAGGTTATCAATGCTGATATAAAGCTAAAAAAAGAGAAAAAAACAGAAAATGAGTAAGAAAAATTCCTACAAAAAAAAGATAAACGTAAAACTTTTACCAGGACAAGCTGCATTTGTTGCTGATTTAGAAACACTTCAACATATCATAGATACATATAAGTATTTATCTGAGTCAGCTGAAACAAAGCAAGAGAAAGAATCTTGGTTAGCAATCTGTGAAGATATAGCTTACTGGATAAACGAAACATACTATTCGGATCAGGACAATGGACAAGAAGAAGAATGGTAAAGTTTTAGTTTTTTTATTAGGATGCTTTTCTGTAGGTCTAATAGCTGGATCTATCAGTAAAAATAAGTTTAAGAAAAACTTTATTAACAACCCTCTAACAATAGAGAACTACGTAAATAGACTTTCTGAGTTTGATTTAACACCGCAAAAAGAAGCCTCTGAGCTATTCTTTGATCTTATCTCTAGTGGTTTTAATGCACAAAAAGCTTTTGAAGTAGTACAAAAAGAATGTATTGAAGCTGGAGAAAAATTTTATGATTGATTTATGTGTTGTAAACCATAACACAAGAACACTGTTGCAAAGATTTTTGGACACCTTGCACTCAGACATGTATGGTCCAAATGGCGCGCTCGCAAAAAACTGGAATCTTTACATTATGGATAATGATTCTACGGATGACTTTGTTCCATGGCTTAGAAAAAACGAACAACGCTATTGGATTAATAGAACCTATTTAAGAGAAAACGTAGGCTATTCCGCTGCCATTAACTATATGGCTAAAACAAGCAGCGCAGAAATTGTAGGTGTCTTAAACGGCGACGTATGGATGACTAGCGAAGACTGTTTGAATATAGAAAAGATCTTTGCAAATAATCCTGATATTCACATTCTTGGCCCTAAGCAGAGAGATGAAAATGGCTACATAACACATGCAGGGATTATTGGATCAAATACCGCTCCAAAACATAGAGGCTGGAGAGAGCATGATCCTGAAGATGTACTGTATAAAGATCAAATAGATTGTGTAACAGTATCAGGTTCTGCCTACTTTGTTAGAAGAGATGTGTGGGATACTCTAACTAATAACCCTAAATATAGAGAGTTATATCCAGATGCAGTAGGCGCATTCTTACCCACGCCTCATTATTACGAGGAAACCTGGTGTTCATATTTTGCAAGACATTTAGGATATAATGTAGTTTATGATGGTTCTGTTTCCATAGGACATAGCTGGCATGCATCAACTCCACGACCAGGCCAAGGAGTAAGCCAAGCAGATAGATATTTTCCTATCTCTAGAGAAATTTTTAGAAAAGCATGTGATTACATGGGCATAGAAAGAGATTAGTATGAGCGATAAATTAAATCCTTGGATATACAATGCAGAAGTAAAAAAGGTTATTGACGGAGATACATTTGATATCGTTATTGACCTTGGCTTTGACACTCTTAAGAAGGGTAGAGTTCGATTATATGGCGTGAACACACCAGAAAGCAGAACTTCTAATGTGGAAGAAAAAAAGCAGGGATTAGCTGCAAAAGAATTTACTGATCAGTGGCTTCAAAAAGCAGGAAGCTGGGTAAAAATAGAAACAATTATTGACAAGAACGAAAAGTATGGTAGAGTCTTAGCCAAGGTTTGGGATAATGCTGGCAACTGTCTAAATACAGATATTATTGCAGCTGGACTGGCTAGAGAATACTATGGCGTTGGCGATAAAACCTGGACTGAATTTAAAAAGTAAAATGCTTGTAACTGATTTAGAAATACCATTTGTCAAACACACATATACAAGAAAAGAACAAAGACAAGAAACTTTTCAATTAAGAGAGAAAAGTTGGATTGGCAAAAATAATATAGGTTATGTTCTCTTTAGAAATGAAGACATTAATCACGTACTAAGAGATGGTCGTTGGCACACAGCCATAGGTCTTTTGGCTGATATAAATCCAAATCTTACTGTTGAGTTTAAAAACAGAAGAAAAAAAGGATTAATGGCTTTAAATGGTGAAGCACATGCTAAGTTGAAGAAGTTAGTAATGCCAGCTTTCAATGCAACTCATGTCAATAGCATAAGACCTTTTATGAATCATCTAATGGGCGAACTACTACATTCTCTAAGTGAAAAAAAAGAAATAGACTTACAAAAGGATATATTTAATTATTATCCTATTCCAATACTATGTAAACTTTTTGGAATACCAAGTGAAGACTGGGAACTTTTTAGTGACTGGTCTCATTTAATGTTTAATATATTTAATCTAAATGGAGAAATTGATCAAAAAAAAGTAGCATCTGCTCAAAATCTTTTTGACGAATACACGACTGAGCTGATAAAGAATAAAAGAAAAAATTTAACAGATGATCTTTTATCTGATTTAATTAGATCAGAGCAAGACGGTGACAAACTGTCTAACGAAGAGCTGACTATGCTGATTGAAATAATTATAGCTAGTGGAATAGACACAACTAGATGTCAGCTAGGTCTTTTTACTAGAACTCTTTTAGAAAATAATCTTTTTAATAAAGATATGAATTTTTCTTTAGATGAAATAATTAGACACGACTCAGTTTTAAGAGGAACCGTAAGAATAGCTTCTACCGATATAGAATATCGTGGAATTGTTTTTCCTAAAGGAACTCTTGTTTATTTAAATATTGTGTCTGCAAACTTTGATGACCTAGTATTTAATGATCCATTATCAATAATTAACAACAGAAAAGACTTTAATAAAACATTGTCTTTTGGAGCCGGATTACATTACTGCTTAGGTGCTGCATTAGCAAAAGCAGAAATAGAAGAGGGAATAAGTGTGTTAATAGGTCAATTAGCTGATAGAATAGATTCTTGGGAGGCAGAAAATCTGCCTGTAACATCAGTAATTAATGGCTTAAGTTCACTAAAGGTTAGATTAAATGCAAACATTTCTTCCATATCCTGATTTTATTCAATCAGTAAAAGTGCTAGACTACCGTCGGCTAGGAAAACAGCGTGTTGAAACTTTTCAAGTTCTCAATATTCTCTTAGATAGAACTCCAACAAAAGGTTGGAGAAATCACCCAGTAACAAAAATGTGGACTGGCTATGAAGAAGCTCTAAAGTTATATCAAAATTTTACCATTCTAGAATGGATAGATAGAGGATATAAAAACACAATGAAATTTGAACACATAGATCATTCATCATTAAAATATCCGGAATGGTTTGGTAAAGAAGAGTTTCATAAATCACACAGATCAAATCTTCTTAGAAAAGACTATGAATATTATTCTCAATACTTTGACGATCCAGCTGATTTAGAGTATTATTGGCCTTCATGAGTATTACAGTATATTTAGCAGGAGCGATGGACTATGTTGGCGACTATGCCAAAGGTTGGCGTCAAGAAGCTGCGTTTTTACTTTCCCAAAGAGGGTACAGAACCTTGGATCCAACTTCTATCCCAGAAGATTATTCAATGACGCCAGAGGAAATTGCACAAAAAAATCTCTTCATGCAGAAGAAATGTGATTTATTGCTGGTAGAATACATGCTAGAAGATAGAGCTTACATAGGTACAGATTTTGAAATGGCTTGGGCTAAAATGCACAATCAACCCACCATAGTTATGTGCTCTAATCAAAATAAAGATCGACCATATATGAAATATATGGCCACAAAGCTTGCAGATAACCTGCAAGATGCTATAGAATATATAGCAATCCATTATCCAACTAACTAACAAAAGGAATAAATAAAATGTCAGAGAACAAGTTCAAGTACTTTACTGTAACGACAACTACTTTGGTAAAGGCAAATAGCAAGACCGATGCTCAGAAGCTTGCTATGGGTCGCCGTGGCGTTACTGGTGAGGTCATGTTCAAGGATGTTGAAATCGAGCGAATCTCAGCTGTTGAGGCTCGCGAGCAGATCATCGCCTGATTGTAGTATTGTCCTTAGGGGAGGGTCGGTTTCGGCCCTCCCCTTACCCTATAGAAAGATAAGCATATGATATATGCACAAATGGTTGGAAGAAATGAATCTTCCAGATTTCTAGAGCCAGTTCTAGAAAGACTATCTACTCAGGTAGATAAAATAATTTTTACTGACGACTGTTCAACAGATGATACCGCAGAAGTAGCATCTAAATATGCTGAGGTGTTTACTACGCCAGAGCCAATGTTTACAAAACACGAAGGCCAACTTAGAGCTTTTGCTTGGGGTAACTTAGAAAAGTTTGCATCTCCAGGTGATTGGGTTATCGCTATAGATTGTGATGAAAAGCTCTACCATGTAGATGATCTAAATATTAGATCAGTTTTAGCTAAGTCTCAATTTGATGTTGTAAACGTTCGCTTTTATCATATGTGGAGTGAAACACATTACAGAGTAGATAAACTTTGGGCACCTAATAACTCATCAAGAATCTTTAGATTTAAAGAAGGTGCTGGATTCCAAAACAAGGCACTTGCGTGTGGTTCTGAGCCAACATATGTTCCTCAGTGGATTCGTCAAAGAAACTACTGGGTAGACTCAGGTCTGATAATGCAGCATCTCGGTTATACTTATGATGAAGATAAAAAGTCTAAGTATGAGAGATACTCTACATTAGACGGTGGACAGTTTCATGCTTTAAATCATATTAATTCTATAATAGATCCTAATCCAGTATTAATTCAATGGGGAAACTTCGGTATTTAAAATGAAAGACAATAACTTAATATTAGATCCAGTCAAGTCAATTGTAGACTTGACATATAAGATGGAACAGAAAAAGAAGTTTGCATATGTAAACATCTCTCGTTCCGCTATCAATTTAATGCTTCATAATAGCGATAAGAAGCCCCCAAAATACTTTGTCAAGTCATTAACAAAGTGTATGAATATTCAGGATCCAAACTTTCTAAAAGCTATTCCTGTTGAATTTTCTGAAGAAATTGAACAAGGTAAGCTAGCTGAGTTTGGCCTACAGAACGGTAGTAGTTACTACGATGCTGGAATGTTTGAATATTTTTTTGCAAACAAAAAAGAAGTAATAGACATATTTATTAATCATTATATTAGGGAGTCAAAGAATGTCGTTTTATCTTTTCATGATAAGAAAACTGTTCAAAAAGTTTTTGGGCAAAATCAATATGTAGTTTCTGTTCCATATAATAATTACTACGATAAGCTTGACTCAATAGTTGCCCAAGTTTCAGAGTTTGAGGGTGGAGTAGATAGCTGCATTTTAGATTGCCCAATGCTAGCTACAGCAGTAGCTCCTAAGCTATGGGAAAATTTGGATATGTCTATACTTGACTTTGGTAAAATTATTAGCTCTGTTAGATTTCTTGCTATGCAAAACGCAGAAAAAGAAAAGTCAGATGTAGATTCAAAGAAGAAGTTTTACAAAAAGCGTAATGAAAAAAGATAATTGGGATGAAGAAATAGACAACACTGAATACATGGTTGATCTATTATTTGACACCTCATTAAGCTTGAATGAAATAGCTAAAGAAGTTGGTTGGCCCCTAGCAAAGGTAAACCAAAAGATTAACCAGCTTGGTTTATCTTGGTTAAAAAACTCTAGAAAAAAAATGTCTAGGGGTCAAACAGCTCTTACTGCGATCATGCAAAAACTTCTTCCAGGAGAAAAAGTAATTAATGAATTTGTCCTAGGTGACAAGTTGAGACTAGATGTGTACTGCCCATCATATAAAGTTGGGGCAGAGTATCACGGTAGACAGCATTTCTTTTATACTGCTAAATTCTTTAATTCTAAATATGAGTTTGAAGAAGCTCAGAAAAGAGATCAGAAAAAGATTGAACTGTGTAAAGAAATGGGCATAGCCTTAATCATTTTCCGCTATAATGATATGCTCACAGAACAGGCAGTTTACGATAGATTGTTAGATGCTATAAGAAATTCTCCTTTTAAAAAAGAAGAAAAAGAAAAGAATAAGTTCTACTCCAGTAAGGCTTATTTAGACTCAAAGAAGCGTCGTTCTGAGCTTAGAAAAAAAGCATACAGAGAGTTAAAACAACAGAGAAAAAATAACAATGGAAAGACCTGAAGAATATCAAGATACGCCGATTGAATACCAGGTATTTGCCCTGTCTCTAAGACAAGAGGGGGCAATAGCTTATTTTTCTGAGAATCTTCCAGAAGACATTGTTGGAATTAACCATGGTCAAAATGGTATACATGAATTCTATTTAGCCCTTTTAGCGTATCATTCTGCAACACAACTTCCTATAGTTGATCCAGTGGGATTTAGAAACTGGCTTGAATCAGAAACGGATATTAGAGAAGGTCTTGGTGGCAACGCTGGCGTGGACGTAATAATGGACGTCTTACTTTCTCTTGATTTGTCGACTACTGACTCTGTTATTCAGCTGATTAAGCACAAGGCCAATAAGAAGAAGCAGATTGATTATCTTCATGAGCTTCAAGTTATTCTGAATCAAAAAGGCGTAAAGTCAGACAAAGACTTAGCAAGAATATCTTTAATTACATCTGAAATTAGGGAACTAGAAAACCAGCTTAACTATGATCCACTTGAGAAGTTAACTACGGCTATTGATATTTCTAATAGAGCTGAAGCCCTTTTGGATATCCCTAGCTTTTTGCCAACTCAATTTAAATCTCTTAATAGAGCAATGGGGTATACAGACGATGGTGGATTTTACAAAGGTGCTGTTCACGCAATTATTGCCCCCTCTGGAAAAGGCAAAAGTACATTTGCTAAATGTCTAGCAAATAACTGGGTAGAGAATGGTCATACTGTTCTTTATGTTAACTTTGAAGAAGCAGTAGGCCACTGGGAGAGAATTCTGATGACTCAAATTATTGGAAAGAACGTCTATGCAGAAGCCGAGAGATGGACTCCCAGCGAAAGAGAAAAGTATTTAGGAATCTTTAGAGATAAACTAAGTCAGTGGGGAACAAAGCTAATGGTGCGACATGATCCCGATACTCCATACTTTGAAGACCTAGAAAGATGGCTAAGAGATATCATTGACCACGCAGAAACTCCTGAGGTTGTTGTTATAGATACAATACAATCAATGTTTACTAAGGGCGGTAAGGGTAAACCAAGATGGGGTGAGTTTGAAGAAATGATGGTTAAACTTGAAAAGCTAGCCAGAGATATGAATTGTGTTTTAATTATTACAGCACAAGAAAACTCAAATAGAATGAAAGAAAAAAGAGAAGTAGTTCAGCAGTCTGATACTGGCGGATCGCTTGCTATTCAACAAAAATGTGCAGTCACAATATTTATTACTGAGAAGAAACTAATAAGTGGTGACGACTCTGAAGATGAAAATATAATGCAGCTACAAATACCAAAGAACAGAATTACTGGCTCTAGCTTTATATACAATCCACCACTTGTTAAATATGTTGACTCAAGAAAAGCATATGAAGAATATGAACCAGTTAACAAAGAAGACTATGACGACACCAGCTCTTTGCTGGACGATCTTTTAGACGATGAGGATTTTGATATATGAAAGAACTATCAGTAGAAGCAATTAAAGATTATCAAACTTGCGCACTTCTCTATAATTATAGACATGAAGAGGTGCTTCCAGAAACAATACACTCTAGAGAATTGTTTAGCACTAAGTTTGAAAACACGCTAAAGAGCGTAATAAATTATTTCTTTTACAAGAAGCAGGGTGGGTTTACCCCTTCATATTCATCTTTATTAAACAGATGGGAAAAACTATGGTTTAATAAAGATACAACCGCTTATGACATAATACATGAGCAGCATGAAAGCTTTTATGGAAATACAGCAAGTCTGACTTCAAAAGCCGCATCTGCACTTCTTGATTTTTATAATCAATTTGCAGATGATGACTCAGTTCCTATGGCTATAGATCAAGCCTTCTATGTGCCAGTAGGAAGTACTGTAAAAATTCATTCTAATTTTGATTTAATTCTTTATAAGAATCAACAATATTATGTTTACAAATGGGTTTTTAATTTTAGAACATCTCACACCTCTTTATATCAGATAGATTTTTCTATTTTAAATGAAGCTTTTAATCATAAGTTTCCAGGAAAATCGTCAAGAGCCCATTTTGGATACTATGACATCTTAGCTTCTTCTCAAAAGTTTGTTGAATACGAAGTAAGTGAAGAAGACTCCAATGCATTAAAGTATTGGTGTAGTACAATAGAAGGTGACAAAAAGTTTGTACCAAGAAGAGGGCTAACTTCTTACTGCAAGAAGTGCCCATTTGATAAGCCGTGCTCTAAGTGGAAAGATTGGGAGATTGATTAATGTCTAAGGAATCAATATTAGATGATATCTTAAATAAAGAAAAAGATTCTATTTCAATTGGTGAGGAGAATAGCATTCTTCAGCCAATAATAGAAGAGCTTGATATGATTTCAGATGATCATATTAAAAGTTTTGTTAAATCAATCCTTTTAAGAGCAGACTCTTTTTGGACTATTCCTTCTAGTTTTTCTGGAAAATACCATCCAGCTGATGAGCATAATGAAGGTGGCAATCTACTTCATACTAAAAGAGTAGTTAGAGCTGCAAGTGTTATTTCTGACTCCTACTCTTTGTCTACAGAAGAAAAGGATATAGTATTTGCAGCGTGCTTGTTACATGACGTAACAAAGGGTATTCAAGACGCAGATAGTAAGTACTTCCATTATGACCCCATGCACCCGTATACTGTAGGTAAGCTTGTTAAGAAGTGTCAAGAATATGACAAGAAGTATGCAGGAGAATCACAATCCTCTACTTTGTTTATATCCGAAGAGACTGTACAGTCTATTTTGAGATTAGTTAGATGTCACCTTGGACCTTGGTCTCCAGTTCCAGAAACTGTGCCTATTACATATTTAGACATGATAGTTCACCTAGCGGATAACGTTGCTTCAAAACTGCACTACTTAGTTGATGGAAAAAATGTAGTAGAAGAAAGATGGAAGTTTTAATTTTGGAAGACAGAATACCCAAAAGATATTATTTACTTTCTAATTTAGATTCTTTAATACAAGAATCTGTTTATTATCGTTCTTTTTCAGACGATATGAAAAGCGATAAAAAGGTACTTTATATATACGAAGAAGAATCTGGTAAAATAGAAATACAATGAAGACTTCAACAGATCCATCTAAGTTTACATATTCTTGGAGATATGTGGAATTAGCTAAATATATACCTAGTTTAAATAGAATTATTAGAGAAAAGGTAAAGGATATACCAATTCTTCTAGATATAAACGATGTTTCAAAGTATGCAAATAAGCATAATAATACTGGTATATACACATCTGTTTGGCAATATAATAGTCAGGATTTAGAAAAAGCTACTAGACTTGGATCTCTATACTTTGATATAGACAACGAAGATGTAGGTATTTCTCTAGAAGAATGCAAAAAGCTTTATGAGTATCTTCGTAATTATATTCCAGAGAATTCTATTATAGTTTATTACACTGGTAAAAAGGGTTTTCATATTGAGTGTGAAGCACTTGCTCTTGGAATTAATCCATCCAACTCCCTTCATCATACATTTAGATTTATAGCAAATGATTTAGCATCTAAGTTGCACATAACTTCATTAGACTTCAGTGTTTACGACCTAAGAAGAATGTGGAGACTTCCTGGCTCGAAGCACCAAGAAACTGGATTGTTTAAAACAAAGCTTCCAGAAAGTATTTTATACTCAGATATAGATAACATTATAAAATACTGTTCATCTGAACAAGATAACACTGTACCTGAGCAAGAGTTTTCTTATACCGCAAACGAATGGTACAGAGAATACTCTTACAAAATGGAAGAAGATAAAAATAAACCTAAGGATATCCGTGCCTATTTTAATCAATACGGTTCAAAGGGTAGAATTCAGGTAGATGAATCAGCAAAAGTTTTTGACAAGAAGAAGCTGCTGGATAATTGTTCCGCTTTTTCCAGAATAGAGAAAGAAGCGCAGGAAAAACATCATCTAGATCATGAGTCTAGACTTTTTTTGTGTTCTATTCTTACGTATACAGATGATGCAATTCTGTATCTAAATCAGATACTAAGTAATTGTGATGATTATAATCCAAGAAAATCTTCCGCTCATATAAATGATTGGATTAAGCGAAGAGAGATTGGAATCGGAGGAAGACCATATACCTGCGAAAGAGCTAATGCAGCAGGTGTTGGCTGTGGAGATTGCTCCTTAGAGCAAAATAAAAAATGGGTTAAGATAGGAGATAAATTTGTTGAAACTGATGAAAAAGTATCTCCTTCGCCAATTAGATTCGCGTATAATGTAGAAAAGAAAGGTGGTGAGAATAAAAATGATTGAAGATCCAGATGATGTTATCGGAGTATGTAGTGAATGCCATTCCGATCAACCAGAAGAATACATGTACAGGAGCCCATTTGCACAAAATGGAACAAACGTTCCTTGTAAGTATTGTGGCGGTGTAGTTGTAATTACATATAGAGAATCTAGAGACGAAGCTCTAAATCAAAGTGATAGAAATAGAGGAGTAAATTGAAAAACTGGACAAACCTGCATAACCATACTGTCTACTCAATGTTAGATGGTCACGGTAGGGTAGAGGAATATCTGTCAAGAGCAAAAGATCTTGGCATGGTGGGCCTTGCGACTACTGACCATGGAAACATACACTCCTGGTTAGACTTCTATGAAGCTGGAACTAGCGTTGGCGTTAAGCCAATACTTGGATCTGAGTTATATCAAGCCAGAAAGACTAGGTTTGATAAAGACGAAGAAGAGAGAGCTGGTAAAGCAAAGAATGAATGGGAGCAGAGAGGTCCATATCACTTAACAATCCTTGCTAAAAACAACGTAGGGTACAAG